AACGAACTGCCGCCAATTCTTGAGGGACTGAAGGCAGCCGAAATCCAAATCAAGCAACGTGAAGCGGTTGCCGCGGCATTCGCAATTCTGGAGGAAGACCATTGGAGAGAAGTACGGTTGAAAGAATCGCACGCCGCGCAATAGCACCGCGCAGCACTGACCCGCCTTGGCGCTGGGCTGAGAAGAACATCGTCGTCGACAAGACGTCGCCGTTCCCCGGCAAGTTCAATTCCAACATCGCGCCTTGGACGAAAGAGCCGATGGAATGCTTCGCTGATAATAGGTGCAAGGATGTGGCAATCATGTGCAGCGCCCAAAGCGGCAAGACGCAGATGGTGCTGACGCTGTTATCATGGTGTATTGCGGAAGACCCCGGCCCAGCGATGTGGGTGATGGCGGCGCAAGACGAGGCCAAGACATTCGCACGCACGCGACTGATGCCGACGCTGGAAAACTGCGAAGCGGTTTCCAAGTTGTTCCCGGCTGATCGGCACGCCAAGACCACTCTGGAAATCAACTTCGCCTCGATGCCGCTGGTCATCAACGGCGCCAACTCACAAAGCAAATTGCAGTCGAAGCCAATCCGCTGGCTTTTCTTGGATGAGGTGCGGAACTATCCACCCGGCGCATTTGAGATGGTCAGCAAACGAACCCGCGCATTCTGGAACGCACGCCGAGTTGTTATCTCAACGCCTGACCATGAGAACGACCACGTCCATCGTGCATTTCTGGCTGGCGACCAACGCATCTACGAAGTGCTGTGTCCCGAATGCGACAAGAGACATGAGATGAACTTCGACCAGATCAAGTGGGACACGAACGACAAGACATACGTCAACGACGAGTATGACTTCGACGAACTTGCCAAGACGATTCGGTATGAATGTCCGCACTGCATAGCGCAGTTCACTGATCGGCAGGATGTGCGAAAGGCGTTCGCCATCTCCGGCAAATGGCGGTCCACTAATGACAAGGCACCAAGCGAGAAGGTCAGCTTCCGCTGGTCTGCCGTTCTTCCGCCTTGGGTATCGTGGCGTGATTTGGTGCAGGAATTTCTACAAGCCAAGGCAGCGATGAAAGTTGGAACCACTGTTCCGCTGAAGGTGTTCAAAGCTGAATCACTTGGCGTGCCATGGGTTGAAGAGATGGGAACCGATGACGAACTGCATGAACTAACGACGCACGATGATCAGTGGCCATGGGTTGACGAAGCCTTTCGGTTTGCAACCGTCGACGTTCAGCGTGACCTGTTCTATCTGGTGGTTCGCGCATGGGCCGCAGATGGCCAGAGCCGCTTGGTTCACTGGTCAAAGCCAGTGACGTTTGAAAGCATCGAAGACCTTCGCGCACAGTACGACGTCAAACCACACCTGGTTTTCGTCGACAGCGGATACAACGCGCAGAAGGTGTATGCCGCCTGCAAGCAATTCGGCTTCACATCAATCAAGGGCGCGAAGACGAAAGACTTCGCACACAAGATCAAAGGCGAAACCGTTCGCCGCGCTTACTCGCCGCGAGTGTACGTCGACCCAGCAGTCGGAACCAAAAGCCAAGGCAGGGTTCGGCCTGTCACATTGTTTCACTGGTCTAATCCAACCTGCAAGGACGTGCTGGCGAATCTGCGCGACGGCAGAGGCGCAAGCTGGACGGTGACACCTGACGCCGGCAGCGACTACGAGATGCAGATGTTTTCGGAACGCCGCCGAGAACGTCACGACAAGGCAGGCCAAACGGTCTACGAATGGCATCGAGTCGGCAAGCGGGACAACCACCTTTGGGACTGTGAAGGTATGCAGGTCGCGGCAGCGATGATGGCGAAGTGCTTGGCCGAGACGGCGTAGCAACAGGAGAATTTCAAGATGGATAATAAAGCAGAATTACCCCCAGAGGAAATCGCACGGCAAAGCGTTGAACGCTTTCGTGCGTTGGCGTCAGCCAAGTATATGGCAGGCCAAGCCGAACACGGCGGCGACCTAGTTCAGAAGGTGCGCCTTGAACACTTGGAAGAAGAGATCATTGACCTCTGGCACTATGTGTACGCCTTGAGGTTGCGACTCAAGGATGACTGAAATGCTTGTGCTTTACTTCTTGGAAGTTGTTACTGAATGCGCTTTCGCCACAACACTCTAGTATTAGAAGTCGTGCCAATTGCTTGAAATGGTTCGTACCCGGCCCGTGGGGTGGAAAAACCGGTCGCACCGCTATATGTGATTTGCCATTTTTGATCAGCATCCCAACCGTAGTTAGCCACTTTAGGTGCGAAAGATTTGCTTGTTGCTGCACCTGTTCCCAGTACGACAGTCGAAGTAAGCAGTACGCCGATGGCAAATGATTTCCAATCTAGTTGCTTCATAGCGCGGCGAAATTAACTGTTGCCGGAAAGTGCGGCCAACCTAAAACCGCTTGACGATTTCCCAACCTGTTTTTGAATGTTGATGCCGGTTGATGGTTCGCCGGCAAGGTTGTTTGGACATGACCTCAAGCCTGCAACGGGCGCTCACTCATAACAACGGCCGGTCGGGTATAGCTTTCACCTGACCGGCCATTTTTGTTTCCGCTTGAGAATCTGCCGCGCCCGCTATGCTTGAAGGGAAATGCGGGCGGAAGGTTTATTTCTTAATTTCACGACCAGCGAAATCACCACGATTCAGACAAAGGCCAAGACGCTTTTGACTGAAGGCAAAACGCTGATGGCCTACGGCATCGGCGGACGCAACGCCACCAAGCAGTTCACACTTCCGATTGATCAAGTGCTTCGCGAATGCCGGTTCGCCTTGAAGAAAAAAGACCCTTCGACCTACGGCCACTTGTCGACCCGCACCTACGCCAAGTTCCGTAATGCTTAAAGGATTCTTCAAAAAACTCGGCAGCCTTTGGGAACCTCAATACCAAAGCAACCGCCACCGTCGGCCGCTGCGCTATCTAAACAAAGACACGCGGCAGCTAATCCCAACAGGCACACACCAGCAGCTTGTCAGCGCCGGCCGCTGGCTGTTTGGAAACTTCGCACCTGTTCGCGGGGCGCTGTTGGAACAATGCACATATTCGGTGCAGCCATTCGTTCCGCAGTACGTCGGCCGCGATCTGGAATGGGGCGCACAAGCCGAGGCTTGGCTCAAGGAGTTCCACGGGATTCTGGATATTCAAGGCAAGTGTGACTTTGAGGAGTTCCTGTATCTCGCACTGTTATCAATCAAGCGCGACGGAGATGTCGGCGTTCTGCTGACCAAGACCGGCAGCGGGTATCCAGCGGTGCAGCTTATACCAGCGCACCGCATCGCTTCGCGCACGCAAGGGCCAAACGAATTTAATGGAGTAATCACCAACAAGCAGGGACGTCCGGTCAGCTACATGATCGACGGCGAGCGCAAAGTCAGCGCCCGCGATATGGCACTCTGCTTTTTTCCAGAATGGGCCGACCAGAATCGTGGCGTCTCGCCGCTTTCGGCCGTGACAGCCGACTTGCAGGACGTCAAGGAGTTAAGAGAATATGAACTGTCAGCACAGAAAGCAGCCAGCAGCATCGCACTCGTCGAACACAACGAAGACGGATACGCAGACGACTCCGAAGCCTTCATCGAACAAACAGTCGAGGACGGGAACTTATCTACGACCCTTGAATCGCTTGAAGGCGGCGCCATTCGCTATTTCCGCGCCGGCTCTGGTTCCAAGATCGAGGTGGTAGATCGGAACCGCCCATCGGCAAACGCACAAGAATTTGAGAACACGATTCTGCGAAGCGCATTCCAAGCCATCGAATGGCCATACGACTTGAGTCTCGATCCGACACGAATCGGCGGCGCTGTCGTTCGACTTGTCACAGCCAAGGCGCAGCGCACGGTTGAGAAGAACCAGCGCCTCGTTCGCAAGATTGCCAGACGCATTGATGGCTATGCTTTGAGTAAGGCGATGAAGGCTGGACTGCTACCACGACCGCAGGGCGGTGATTGGTATTCATGGCACTACCAAGGGCCGCGGAAGATCAGCGTCGACGGTGGCCGTGATGCCGGCGCCGCCCGCGAAGATTACAAACTCGGTTTGACGACCTTGCAGGAGTTGTACGCCGAGCGCGGCCTGCATTGGGAAGACGAGGTAGAGAAAAGAATTTCAGAACAGCGGTTCGTGTTGGACTTGGCCGACAAGTACGGCATCGACCCAAACCGCGTGCAGCTATTAACCCCGAACGGATTACCGGCTGATGGCAATTTACAAGGGCCAGCAAATTAACACCAAGCCGACCGTTGCAGTGGCAAATGCGGCCAAGCGCGGTTTGAGGTTGAGAAAAGAATTTAAGCGAGGCGGCACAAGAGTCGGCGTGACTCGCGCAAATCAGTTGGCCAGACGAGATGAACTCTCACCGGAAACAGTGAAGCGGATGAAAGCCTACTTCGACAGACACGCAGTCGACATGGAGGCACCAAAAAACAAAGACCCAGACGCGGCCGGCTATCCCGGCGCCGGTCTCATTGCTTGGCTTTTATGGGGAGGAAATCCCGGCCGCGCTTGGGCTAATAGAATTGTTAAAAGAATGAAAACGATAGACGAACGACAAAACAGCACAGCCGCTGACAACAAGGTTTGGGCCATCAACCCGAAACACTTGCAGCAGGCCAGCGCGACATTGAGCGCGGAAATCATTATCGAGGACAAAGACAAGGATGACGAAGATGACATATTCGACAGTTACGCGATGGCCGAGGAAAACGGTGTTGCCATCATTCCGGTCGCAGGTGTCATCGGTCACAAGGTTTCACCGATTGCCAAGATGCTTGGCGCAGTAGACACATTGGACGTCATTGCTGCCATTGAACTGGCGGCAGAGGATGACGAAATCGACACTATCATTCTCGATGTTGATTCACCGGGCGGAACTGTTGGCGGCGTGCCGGAATTAGCCGAGACGGTTGAAGAGGTGCAGAAGTCAGGCGCTAAAAAGATATATGCCTACACCGACAGCATGATGGCCAGTGCTGCCTATTGGATGGCCGCAGGTGCGAACGGTATTTTCTCAGCACCATCGGCAGAGGTCGGCAGCGTTGGCGTGTATTTGCCTGTGATGGATACCAGCAAGGCACTGGCCGAGAAAGGCGTCACGGTTGAGATATTCAAGAGCGGCAAATACAAGGCAGCAGGTTTCCCCGGCGTGGCACTAGACGAGGAAGTTCGCAAGCACCTGCAACTTGAAGTGATGGAGACCTACAACGAGTTCGCCGGCTTCGTGAAGAAGTACCGCGCCGACCTCAACTACGAATACCTGCAAGGCCAGACGTTGACCGGTCGTAAGGCTGCTGAAGTCGGGATGGTTGATGGCACTGCAAAGAATCTTGATTCCCTCTTGCAAAAGCTAGGGAAGGCATAGAATCGACTTAACTTGTTTTTTTTGACGACATGACAATCGCAGAAGAGAACGCCGACCTCAAAAGCCAACTAGAGGCTTTGCAGGCCGCACACAAAGAGGGCCAAGGCGCGTTGGCGTCTTTTGGCGAAACGAACGAACTGCTTCAGAACGCAAACGCCGTTCTGACCGAACAGGTCGCTGCACTGGAAACCGAACTCGCCAACACAAAAGCTGAACAGCGAGACGTGGAAGAGATCGCCGGTGAACGTGCCGCCGAGATCGTAGCGCAGCAAGGCGCCGAGCCAGTAGCAGAGGAAACCGATGAAGCAGCAAAGCCAAAGACGCTTGATGAACTTTGGAAAGAGTACGCTTCAATTAAGAATCTAAAAGAGAAGACTTTGTTCTTCCGCAGGGAGATCAAACCTTTAACCAACTAAAAGGAGATAGAACGTGGCCAATACATTAAATGGGATCAACCTAAGCCAGATTGCGGCTTATACCTTGGAGACACTCAGCGCGGAAATGCCTGTCGTGTCTGCTTTCACAACCGACTTTAGCGCAGACGTCGCTGACGTTGGTGAATCGGTCAGCACTCGCGTTGCCAGTGCGGTGAGCGCAGGAGACGCGACAAGCGGCTATTCTGCCACTGATGTCACGTCGACAGCGAAGACTATCACCTTGAATAAGCACAAGCATTTCACTGCCAAGTTCACCGACCTTGAAATCGCAAAAGGCGGCCTTGATATGCTGGAGCGCACTTTTGTTCGTCCTGCCGTTCACTCTGTTGTGAACGCAATGATGGATGACCTGCTTGCCTTGGTTGTAAATGCAACATACAGCAACAGCACCACAGTCACCGCTGCCAACTTTGGCGCCGACGATGTTGCTACCCTTGCTGGCGACTTGACGACCCTCAACGTGCCGCGTTCACCGCGCAGCATGGTCATCAAGCCGGCCTATTATGCAGCACTGGCCAAGGATAACGCTATCCAAGCCAGCTATGCATACGGCACCCCAAGTGCAATTCGCGACAACAGCATTCCAAGCGTTCACGGATTCGACGTGTTGGAGTATTCCGACATCCCGGCGAACTCCGAAAACCTCGAAGGTTTCGTGTGCGGCAAGGAAGCCTTGATCATCGCAGCCCGCCAGCCGGCTCTGCCGGAAAACTGGGCCGGTTCTGTTGAATCTGTTCAAGACCCTGACAGCGGAATCACAATTCAGTTGCGGAATTGGTACGAAGGAAAAGACGGCGCTCAGTATCTGACCTGCACGCTGATTTATGGCGTTGCTGCTGGAACTGATTCACTCAAGCGCATCAAGTCAGCCTAATGAAACTCAGCATCGCAGTCGGTCGCAAGGACGACAGATTCAAGGTTCTGTATTGTGGCAGTGATGCTGGCAAGGCGCTTGAAGCAATGACGAAGGAAGCAGAGGCGGACAAACCGAAGTTTGACGAGGTCACGGTTTACAAGTCGCCGCTGTATTATCGCCGCAGAAAAATCTCTGCATAGTAGTAGTGGTTAGGTGTTCGGCCGGTAGTCGCGAAAAACGGCTGCCGGCCTTTTTATTGAAATGAGTTACGCAGACGATCTAGCCGAGATGATTGCTGACCTGCCGGTCAATTACGTCATCGGCGCAACTACCTACACAGGCGCGGTCAATGAGATCGCCAAGGGACAAGACGCAGGCGAGGGCGGCTTCCTCGACGACTTCGACCTGACGCTGGTCGGCAAGAAGGCTGACCATTCAACCCTGCCAGCAATCGGCAGCAAGATGACGGTCGACAGTCAGGCATACCGCATTGAGAAAATCACAACGACCGGTGACGGCGCCGAAGTGCGCTTTGATTTGATGAGCGCCGACCGATGAGTCTGACCATCGACCAAGCAGCATTCACGCGGACGCTTCGCAAGTACGCGAAGGTGAACAAGAAGACCTTCCGCGAGATCGTAAACAAGAAGGCGCTGGACTTGTCATTCAACGCACAGCGATTGACCGAGGCGGCCGATCCGTCTGCCATCGAGTACAAGCTGGGCGCAATCGGCAACAAGGTCGGCAGAAGTCGGAAGACCGGCGCACTTCGCAAGGGCCGCAGAATTTTATCAGAAAACAACCTTGCCGCCCGCATCATCAACAGCAGGCGGAAGAAGGCTGGCCAGCCGTTGATCTGGGGAAAGGAACTGGAACGAGCGGCACAAAAACTAATCAACGCACGGGTGCGGGCCGTCAGGTTCCTGCGTTCCGGCTGGCTGCCTTCAATCAAAAAGCTGTCCTACTCCGTTGAAAGACGTGATCGCCGACCATGGCCGAAGGGATTGGTCAGAGGTAAAGCCAAGCCGAAGGGGTACGGCATAGCAGCACGCAGCGAACTGCGACCGTCTGCGCTGGTCGTAAACAGTGCGACCAAGAACAACAGCAAGGCGCAGGCGAAGATCATCAAAGGATTGAAGGCAGGAATGAACGCCACCATGGCTGACATGGTGATCTACATTGACCGCAAAATGGGACGTGAATGGCGAAAGGCAGGATTCTAAATGGCATTCAACACACTAGAGGAAAAGCTGGAAACAAGGGCCAAGGCGGTGCTGGACGGCGACAGCACGTTCGCTGGTTACAGCATCACCGTCAGCAAAGGAGAGGACGACGACGAACTGTCGTTGCCGAGATGCTTGGTGATCTGCGAAGGGGGAGAGGAATCAATTCCCGGTCTCGGTAACTTCAACTGTGAACTGATCATCCGCTTGGTTGAGTCAATGGACGACACAACGCTGGCCAATCACCAGACGCACGTCGCCACGATGCGCGACTTGTTCATGGATGACGGCATTGCTGCAACCCTGACCGACAGCACTGAGGCGGTGACCGTTTTCGGCGTCAAAAGTTTCAGCATCAGCAAGACCGTCGAGGACAGGAATTGGGTCTGCGACCTTTCGCTTGAGATATTGGCGGCCGCCAGCACCATCACTTGAGGATTTGATTTAAAATGGCAACGGTAAAGGGAACATCAATTCAGTACGGCTTCGCCACAGACGCCAGTACAGGCATGACCGGACAGGCTGCCGTCACCAATGTAAGCGGCGGAAATAGAGCGGAAACCAAGCGCATTAAAGGCAACGACGGCGACACCATGTCTTATGTCATCGCCGATCCGACCATCGAGGTAACTGCCGAAGTGGTTTGCAACAGCAGCGCGGACATTCCTGCCGTCGGTGCAAAAATAGAACTAACAAACTTCGCAACCGCAGAACTTAATGCGGAATACTACGTCACCAGCAGCGACAGCAACCAATCCAACGAGAACGAGATGACAGCCAGCCTGTCATTGCTGCGCTTTACCGGTTCCGGTTCGTTCACCTACTAATAGTCGACCGTGTGGATGAATACCTTCACAGCATCATCCCCGAACCTGTCACCATACTTGGACAGGATTTGCTTCCATTCAGTTGTGGCCACTATCTGCTTCTCTCACGTCTTGGCTGTGCCTTCCTAGTTGAAGACAAGGAACCGCTTCTCGGTGACCTGCTTCTCGGCTTACTCGTTTGCAGCAACACATACGAAGGCGCACAGGAACTCCTGCGTCGCGCCGAACTAGGTGACGACATCAAGGCTTGGGCTGAAAACGTCGGCGAATTTGAAGCCGACGAAAAGGCGAAGCTATTCACCGAATACATCAACGCCGCTCTGGCCATGCCTAAATTCTGGACGAAAGGACAGGGCGGGGGAACCAAGGCCGGCGCACCGTGGCCGCAAGCCATGCGCGTGAAGCTGGTCAGCGAAGGAGGCTTCAGCGCGTCTGAAGTAATGAATCAACCACTTGGCCAGACTTGGTGGGATTACCTAACACTGAACGAATTGAAAGGCGCCGTGAAGATTAGCGACGACACGACCGAGGAACTTTTGCGCCGTCACCGTGAGGTGAAGCAGGAGGCGACTGACTAATGGCAACCGCGCACATGAATGTGAAGGGCCGGACGTCGCTGGACGGTTCCGGGTGGGCTGCTGGACTTCGCAAGATGGAAACCGGCACCAAGGCATCTGCCGGACGAATGGCAGCAAGCATGGCCGGAATGGTAGGCGGCCTGTTCGCTGTTTCGGCACTACGCAGTGCCACTATGCGAATGGTCGAACACGCTGACGCCATCGACAAAATGGCCAAGCGAATGGAGTCGTCGACCGACACCGCGCAGAAGTTTGATTTTGCCGCCAGCCAGAACGGCGCCACCATTGAAATGGTCGAGCGCTCGTTTATGAAAACAGCGCAGGCCATGGAAGGCGCAAGGCAAGGTTTGGCGACATATGTGCGTGCATTTGAAGCGTTTGGCATTTCAATGCAGCAAATTAAGACCAGCACGCCGGAGGAAATTTTTCTCAAGATTGCAGAATCAATCGAGAAGGCTGGCGGCGCATTGGACAAAGCGAAATCGTTGCAGGACATCATGGGCCGCGGTGGCCGCCAGTTGGTTCCGGCATTTGTTTCTGGCTTTGCCGCGACTGCCGCATCGGCGCCCGACCCGATTGACGTTGATTCGATTCGCCGCCTTGCAGAATTTAATGACGAACTTGACCGATTAAAGCGGGAAATATTGCCGGGTGCAGCTTTAGCGGTAAAAGGTTTGGCTGATGTGTTTTTAGCATTCAACGCTGAATACAGAAAAGACACCATGACATTTCAGCAACCGGAAATTAACCCTGCAACAGTTGTTCCGGTTGGCGACATTCCGGGTGAGGCTGGCAAAGTTGGTGCCGGTGGAAAATTGCCTTTCGTTAAAAGCAACGCCGGTTTTTTTGAGACGTTACTTGTTGAATTAAGCAAAAATCCATTATTGCCAGATGCAGCACCGACATCTTCAAAAATAAGAGTGGCACAAGACAGGGAACGGCGGCGCCTTATGAAAGAAGGGGTGCCGGTCAACCTTGCCACCGGAGAACTGGTGCGCGACGACATGAACATGGACAGGGGTGTCTTCCTTGGTTCAAACGTCGGACAATTACCAGCTTCTCAGGTAAGTGAATCAGCAGCAGCAGGCGCCAAGTCATTCATCAAGCCAAGCCTCGCACTCAACGCCTTGCAGCGCATCGGTGCGGCAGTCAGTCAATCAGCCGACCCGATTGCCATCGAGAAGGACAACAACGTGCTGCTGAAGCGCATCGCCAACAACACCAAGGACATCGCAAGGAATAGCGAATAATGCCGACAGTCAAAGGAGTCAATTTAGTCGAACAGAACCCAAGCATCGCATGGGACAAGAACAGCGGCTTCTCGTTCACGAAGGAATTTGAAGGCGAGACGACTGCGGTGCGTGGACTGATGGGCCGCTATGTCCGCGACGGTTCCGCAAGCAATATTCGTTTTGAACCCGATGGCGCTACTGCGAAGCTGTACGTCAATTATCAGAAAGACGTCTGGGGCGGTTCTGGCTTGGATGAAACGCCTGTCGAGATTTGGGAACTGGATGGAAACGACACGCAGTACAGCCTTTGGGAACATCCAACAATCAAGGCGCTGGATTTCACCACACAAGTCACCGACACGGCCGTCAGTCCGAACGTCAGCTTCAATGCCAACGAGGTAAACCGCAACCGCATCAAGAAGCAGTTGGAACAGGAGATCGAAACCGACGACGACGGCAAAGTGAAGCAGCCGGATTTTCTGACAGCAACTGGCGCCACCGACAGCACGAACCCCGCTTGTGATGCTGACCTCAAGCGCATCTACCGCCATTTAACCAAGGAACAGGATTCTTGGCAGCGACCGACCTACACGCTTCGTCACACGCTGACATTCTCGCCGGAGTACAACTACGCCGCCAACGTCGTGCAGCGTGCGTATTCCTATGTGAACTATATCATCACGCCGGCGCAGTTGACCGGCAACGCCACAATCGGCGAACCGACACTCGATGCCGCCATCACGACCAGCATCACCAACGCACAGACGAACAGTCGACCGGCCAACGTCAACGCCAGCACCGGCCAGCAAACGATTGACGGCATCACTCACCAATGGGGGTGGCTAAAGTCGGCCCCGAAGATAGTCAGCGAAGGTCGGCGGAAGATCACGCTGACGCAGGAATGGAAATTGGAACTCTGGTCGACTTGGATTTACACGGTAGCCAGTTAATCCCATGCAAGCGCCGCAACGACTCCCCGAAACGAACAGCAAGAACAGTTGGCTGAATCGTCTGCTGGCATACGCTAAAAGCCTAGAGGTGAAAGGCAACAACAAGGTGCGAGTGAGTAGGGGAACAAGTGGCACAGAGATAGACGTCAAACAGCCGCGCCGAATGTCCGCAGGAGGTGGCGGCACAGATGAAGGCAGAGCGGTTTGGCTGTAGATTACATCACTGGTTCAAAGACGGCTGTCACGGCTGCCAAGCTGAATCAACTCTGGGCCGAGGTAGACACAATCGCCGGCAAGGCGCTTGACGAGAAAAGTTGCCTGCTTGTTTCTGATCACACTGACCGTACGCTGTTCGGCCAGCCGTTCTACTTCTTCACGGCCTCAGATCACACGACAAACGACTACACGGTCTTTCGGGGTGCGATAGGTGCAGGCAGCGGCAAAACGGTCACAGTAAGCAACCACGACCAAGCAAGCTATGACACAGCAGCAGCAGGCGCCACGATCACGTCGACGAACACCACGAACTACTGGGCCAAGACATCAGACACTCTGAATCTGGAGAAGTCGCTGAAGGCGCACACGCGCACTGTCGGCAGCGACACGCTGTATCTGTGGGAAGACCGGCTTCCACATCCAGAGAAGGTGTTTCGCTATGCCGTGGCAGAACTTGTCATCGGAAATCACAGTGGCACATTCACCGTCGACGATAGCTGGAACAAGTTTCAATTCTTCCGCATTCACAATCTGACTTCAGCCGATGTCACTGTGAACTTCGGCAGCACTCCGCATCACACATTCACTGTCGGCAAGTTCTCGCAGAAGTGCGTCAGACGCGATTCAGTCACAAGCGGATACGATTCGACGTACAGATACGTCTGGAAGGTGAAGGCTGGCGACCCGCGGTTCATCAAGTTCACCAGCTACGCCGGCAGCCTCACGCAGACGATGGAGGCCAACAACGTCACCAACCCAAGTTGGCTTTACCGGTTCTTTTCAGAGTTAAGCGAAAAAGGCTTCATATACCTCGACCGGCATACTTGGACGGACATCGGCAGCGATTATCAAGACGCAGGCAAGCTGCCGGCAATTAGCAACAGCACACTGGTCGGTGATCTGATCTACACGAAAGGCACGTTTTCCAAGGTGCGTAAAATCACCAGCGGCAGCGCCTTCAGCAGTAACACCTACACGCACGCCGGATTCTCAACGCTGCCGTCGCTGCTTACGGCTCTTGGGTATTCAACGTCACTTGATGACCATAACCTTGTCATTGACCAAGACACCGGCAGCTACTTGAACAACTTGGCTGGCATCACGACCAATCTCTTCGACTACCGCGACAACTTCCGCGTCATTGACCCTGTTCATGGCAGCAAGGGACTTTTGACAGCAATGCTGCTGCCTGCTTTGGGAAGCGTTGCGTCTAATCGTCCGAATAACAGCGCCTTGAGAATAACAGCTTTTGAGGAGGTGCCGGGAGATTTGCCGATAACTTCAAACGATTACGGCGACAAGTATTCAAGTCACACAACCACACTCGGCACGCTGGCAACTGCGTTGACCTCTTCGATGCCGATACAGAACAACCAGCAAGCCAATACACCGACCATCACCTGCATCAGCACAACAGAAGGGCCGATTTTGACGTGGACGGAAAACTGGTATCTTGGAACAGCAATTCCACACACCACGCACGGCTACACGGTGCTGAATATGAATTGGCGTTCGCAGCTACACCAAGCAATCGACAGCAACGGCCGGCTTCAATATCAACGCTTCTGGCGTCTCAACACGCATCGCAACAGCAACGCCACCGAGTTCTATTTTGCAGGATGGCCAACTTCACTGAAGGTTTCCGGCTCAACCATGGTCAACCGATACGACCGGATATTTGAAGGCGGGCGCAAGGTGCGACGGTACGGAACCAAGGACAGCGACGGCACGCACAACGACATCACGGCCGACCCTGTCGGCATATCTGGTGCAGACTTTGGTCAGGACAACATTGAAACACTGACCGACAGCACCATCGCCACGCAGACGTCCAGCTTTGCCTTGGTGAACCCGACATTCTCAAGCGGCGACACTGACAAGGCGAACATTCCTGTCGTCGTTCCTGACGGCGCCAAACAGTACCAAGACAACAAAACAGACCAGACATGGCTGAACTCAAACTTGGCTAATTTGCGATCTCCCGGCCCCGAGTACGATTGGTCGACCATTGCTGGCGATGAATACATTCGTCTGAACCTATTGCGCGAACATTACAATGACTTAGTCACGCAGTGCAAAAAGGTGAAGCGCATCAGAACACTGGCCATTGATTCAGTTTACTTTGGCGAAAAAGCACTGGCGCCAAGCGAAGATGACTCAATGATAAGGGCTGGCGGGGGAGTTAGTGCGGCAATGGCAATTCTTCCCAAAACGGCTTATGCGGTTTTCACAGACGCGGCCAGAATTGCAGCGTGGACTGCCGCCGGCGCAACAATCAGCGACTCGTCTGACCTGCCAAACACCGTCACGCAATTTGCCAGAGTGAACGAAAAAACAACGCCGGCGGCGTTTTCGCACGCAGCATACCAAAGCACGGCCGTCGAAAATCAATTTGCAGCGCTTCGCTGGGTAAAGATTGCCGACGCAATGAGCGCGGCCGCTGCGCTTGGTTTCAAGTTTAGGTTCACGGCTTGGTTGCGTTCGTTGGCATACAACCCGTCAACAGCAGCCGACACATATGACACGATGACGATGTCGACCAGCGGCGACTATGTCGGCCACGGCGAAGAACGAAGGGAAACCGGTGCAAGTCCATCAGAAGGGCCGTTTCCGCCGCCGTGCATTACCGGCGGCAGTTTGTTGCAGACCTCTGATAATTGTTTTTACGGCAAGGCCGCGAACAACTCAGGCCAACAGGGCGGCGGCATTGACGTTGAACACTACATCAATTTCACAAGTAACCTAATTGACGAAGATGTGGGCGGTGGCTTGTTCTCTTATCCCTACATTATTTCAGAAAAAGCCATCACGCTGCACCTTTACGACACCAGCGTCAGCGGAACAATCGGCACGCTTTCAAAGCAACTCGTTCAAAGCGGCAGCACGCCAGCCAGCGGTTTCGTCAACAACGGCGCAGCCACGACGTCGACCTACACACAAGGCACGCACAACTTGTCGGCCAGCAGCGCAACCCAGCAGCACCGATACGCCTTGGAATTAGCGCACACGACTCATTCGGCCTAGCTTCGCTTGCAAACTTCAAAGCCTGCGGCAGCCTATGAAGGCAGATGGCGAACAAGTTTGAACTCACCATCGACCTGACGAACCGCAAATTCGTCACAAGCCGATACGACTCCAGCACGTTCACCTTGGACAAATTGTACCAAGGCGACGTGTTGCCGCTTCGTATTCGCTTGGTGACGCCGAAAGAGGATGGCGGCCTGACATCGCCTTTTGATTTGGTGACTGCCGGCAGTATTGAACTGGCCATCGTCACGCCTAACAGCAGCAGTCCGGCCGTGTTGGCCACGACAGGCGCAACCAGTATTGCTGCTGACGGATCGGACTACTACGCCGACGCTACGCTGTCGCTGAACACTAGCCAGATCGACGGTCTGACCTACGCGAACAACACGTCGCCGGCGACAACGACCATTGAGGCCGAGTACATCAACGGCAGCAACAATCTGACGGCGATCCAGCAATCAATTCAGATTCAGCCGCACGGCATTGACTCCGGCGCCAGCGCACCATCGCCATCGAGTAGCTACTACACCCAGACGCAGACGGACGCCAACTTCCTCGCCAAGTCAGGCGGCACAATGTCCGGCGTGCTGGCTTTGTCGAATGCTTCCAAGCTGAAGTTTCAGCATCTGAATGACACGGCAATCACCGGTGCAGGCAATCACACGCTGAATCCGAACAACGCCGTATTTGTGAAACTTGGCAGCCTGTCAGCATCGGCCAACTTGGTCGGCATCAGCGGTGGCGAGGATGGCCGCTTCTTGATGGTTTACAACAGCAGCAGCAGCAACAGCTTGGTCATCAAGCACGACAGCAGCGATGAATCTTCGGCCGCCAATCGCATCTACACAATGTCTGGCGCCGACACAACAATCACGGCCCGCGGTTCGTTCAATTGCATCTACGACACCGAAGACGACCGTTGGATACTACTTTCAATCAACCCATAAAATGGCACAGCAGCAATTCGGATCAATTACCAAGACAGTCAGCGCCACCGGCACGCCGGAGGCATTAGGCAGCGGCGCCGTTCGCGGCCATTCCTTCACCTTTGTCGGCATGAAGGCCGCACGCACCGACAACGCCGGCAAGGTTTACATTCAGCCAGCCAGCGGCAACGACACGGCAGGCATCCCGTTGAACCCCGGCGACACGATTACCTTCACCGCCGATTCGCCGGATGACTACTTCACCGACGCGCAATTTTATATCGACGTGGAAACTGCCGGCGACGGCGTCATTGCCTTCTACGACAAATGATAACCGTAAATAAAGCCAACCCGACACAAGGCGAAATCACGTCCAGCCTGACCGGCTCAACTGGTGACGGCGCGGGTCTGCATTTTGATGGTGGTTCTCCCGGATACATCGACATTGCTTCTCCGCCAGATTTGGGAACAAAGTTTTCGTTTGAGTTTGTTTTTAAGGCGACGACTTGGATAAGCGGCGACTACAAGTTTTTATTAGATTTTGGAGGCGGCAGCGGTCGATTTATTATCGGCACAAACAATTCCGACAACAACTTAAAGATATTTGATAATGTAGGTTACAAAGACACCGGAGTCGTGATTTTTGACGATTTGGATGTGCATCACGTTGTCGTGACGGTCGATGGCACATCTGCGCTTGTTTACGACAATGGCAATCAAGTTGGGTCTGCTACAATAAGCGCAAGCCACGGCATTGACACCGCGACCGATGC